ACTGTGCTAGCTGGGTAATACTGTTGTTGCAACAATTGTTTGGTAGATGGGTTTGTGAACTGACAACCCAAGAAAATACCAACTGCGTCGGTTGCGGTAGCTGTGGTTGAAACTTTGCTTAATGTACCACCTGTATTCAAACGTACAACATCACCGAAAAAAATTGATGTAGCAGAGCCTGAAGCGATAGGAAAAAAGCGAGTAGAACCAGCAAATACCTGACCACCAATCAAATTGATCGGCTGAAACCCATAAGGGCCTGAAACGGTAGGATAAGCCATTTATAACTCCTAGTTAAATTAATTGCCTTTACCAAAAGTTGTCGTAGATTTTCTCTCGTTAAAGAGGGGCATCCGCGGGTCACTTTGGCGCATTAAGTTATTGTCTACAGCTTCCGTTTGGTTTTGTGATTGCTTTGCAAAATACGCATTGCGTTGTTCAACAAACTCCGTTGGAGTCTTGCAGAGTAATAACCCGCCGATCTCAATGTTGTCTTTAAAACGACTATTAGGATCAGCTAGCAGTTGGAATTTTGGTTGCTCTTCTATACGTACTGGTTCCCAGCCTTCTCTCAGTTTTGCTGAAAGATTGCGCGGGTCGGGCGCGTTTAGTGTTGAAACACGAATCCATCGATATGAGAACCCAGCCTCTTTGTCAGGCTCAGGGAGAAGTTCAGGTAATGCCCACTGCTTAGGACGCTCCGTTACTTCACGAGTTTCTAAATCTCTTGTTACTTTATTATTACCAGCCATGTTAGGCCTCCATTTTCATAAGTTCACGGACATATTGCTCAGGGGTAAGACCAAGACGCTTTGCGATACTGACTTGCGAAGTTGTCAATTTGACCTTTTTAGAAGCTGTGCTTCGTACTGCTGGCGCTACGACCGTGCTAGGTTTTGCTTTAGGAGCGTCTTCCTTTGCTTTAACCTCTACTTCTGGTTCTCCAAATTCTTCTGGAAACCGTTTACGCATCGTCTTGTCCAACGTGGCATAGTATTCATCGGAACCAATTACCACACCTTGGCGTTTGAGCTTTTCGTGTAGCCCTAGTGCTGATGCAGTCATTTCTTCGTCCTGTCCGAACCAAGAATTTTTTTCCTGCCAATCCATGACTTTATCGTCGGGGCGTTGAACAGGTTGGTACTCCTCTTGCCTTTTTACCTCATATTTTTCTTCTTGTAAAGGGGGTAATCTAAAATTATTTACCTTATCTACTTTAAGTGTTGCTTCGGTAATGGCTTGTTGTGCTTCCATGACTTTGTCAGTATCACCGGACTCATAAGCATCGCGGTAAGCTTTCTTAGCCATTTCAAGCTGTAAACCAGCTGAGTTTTTTACTGCTGCCAAGTATTCGGTCTGACCTGTAGAGATCATATCCTTCATTTTCTTGTTTTCTTCGTGAAGTTTAGCTGCCGCATCGATTGCAGCATGGCGTTCACGGTCGGCATCATCAGCGCGACGACGCTCGTCGTTCCACACTTTCTTCATTTTAATCATCTTGTCGCGGGCTTCTTTGCTGTATTTATCCAGCTCATCTACCTCAACTTCAAGTTTCTCAACTACTTCTTTTGCCGTAGGCTTGCGACCACGGTCTTCTTCGGGGGTATCGTCCTCGATTTCAATCTCAAGTTCAGGTTCTGCAGCCGTATCTTCTACGGGTTTACCCTTAGCTTCAATTTCATCAGGGAACTCAAATTCTACTTTTTCAAAATCTGCCATGTCCGGCTCCTTATGCTCGTTTAATTCCGCGGGGGTCTTGTACTACGGCCTCTACGGTATCGTCGTTAATCATCCGAAATTCTCGACCATGAATCAGCAAGCGACTACCTGCATTAGGTCTAGTAATTACGAAATCTCCCTGTTTACACCATGGCCCAGTTGAAAACCGGGTTTTGTCAGCGTAACAATCAGGACCCAAACTGACTACAAATAGAACTGTTGCCAGCTTTTCTTCGTAATTAATTGTGGTATCTGCTTTGAGTAAACCGCTTTCATAGGTTTCTTCCACATCAGGAATGGCACAGAGAATTCTGTATCCTGAAGGAATAGGGAGCTGACTTGCTTTGTCTTCCGCTGACTTGTCTAGTAAAGCGGCTAAATCTACTGCTTGTGAAAGATTCACTTTGTCATTCATCGTCCGAATGCTCCATGTTTTGTTTGAGGTCTAATACGTAACCACGCGCAATGAGTAGACCTCGAACCTCGCCACACGCTTTTTGGTAACCGGCAAAATCTGGTGCTTGTCCACCTGCCAGCCATTCTTGTAGTTGTTTCACTTTTTTATCTAGCTCGTCGACTAGAACATCAAGTGCATCCATTATTCACCTTTCTTGTTAGGTCCTTGTTTGTTTTCCGAATTTGCATGGGCATGGGCTCTGTCTATCCCTTGGGCCATTAGCTGTCTTTTCTGTGCTTTTTCTTGCTGTTGTCTACTTGTGTAGTTCTTTAGCAAATCAACCCCAGTATTAACCAACAACGTTTTTTTCTGTGCTGCTTGATTCATCAGCGTCTTAGCACCTTCAAGTTTGGCTTGAGTTTGAATTCGTTGTTTCTCAACGTTAATTTGGGCCATCTTCAGTTGTGCATCAACAGCATCCTTCTTAACTTTGCGCTGTTGTTCTTGCGCTTTGATCTGCAATTCTTGTTGTTGCATCTGAACAATCGGATCTTGAGCTTGCTGTTGTGCTTGTTGTTGCGCGGCTTGTGCTTGGTTTTGTTGCATCAACTGAGTAGCTGCTTGAGCTAACATTGGAGCCAAACGTGCTTCTACTTCTGGGTTCATTGGAATATCTTCACCAGATTCATCGGTCTGCGGAGGTAAAGTCATACCCAATTGTTGTTCAATCTCAATGCGGTACTGAAAGCCTAAGTGCTCGTTGATATGAGCCATCATCGCCATCTGTAGTTGCGGTGCCATTGGATTTTGTTTAAGCAAGCTTTGAATCTTTGGATCATTCATCGCCATCATATGCACAGTAATATGGGCCTGATGGTCTTGATATGCAAACGCTTTTACCGGCTTCATCATCAGAATATTTTGATTTTCAGATACCGGATCCGTTGGTACTTGGTCTTCAGCCATTGGTACTAACTTACGCGCATTCTTAATGCCTAATACATCAAGCATCTCGCGGTTCAATAGCGGTAGGTTATAAAGCTGTGGGTTTTGTTGTGCCAACTGCATAACGGCTTGGTATTGGACAATCTTCTGAGCCATAGTTGATGCGTTAGGATCAGAGACAGGAATTACGTCTACATTCTCATAATCTGATTTCTTAGCTCTAGGAGTGCCCTCATCAGGCTCATAGTCGTATTCTTCTGGGGTGTATTCAGCAATAATGTTCTTTAAGAGTTTGAGCTCTTGTTTTAAGCTGTAGTGGATACGTGCTTGAACAGCTGACATTACCTTTAAGGTGCGCTCTAGAATAGCAAGTGTTGTACCTACTGGCGCGTTAGCGGACATATCAGATACTTGCAAGTCTGCGGTATTAGCAAACTGACGACCTTCTTGAATAATCTGATTTAACAAAGCCATTAAAGTTTGACTTGGTTCTTTATACGGTAAGGGGAGGATGTTGTCACGCATTGAACCAGATGGCACATCTACGTCACGGAATTCCCCTGGACTTATCGGAGTGTCATCACCTTTGATCCGCAATCCACGGGTCTTAAAGCCACCTGGCAAGTTGCTAAGGGTTCCTGCGTCAACCAGTTGACGGATAAGGGAAGTACCAGATTTAGCAAAGGCGCCGATAAGATGGATAAGGCCAAAACAATAAAAACCAAAACCGGGAATATACCCGTAGTGCACGAAGTGATTACGCTTTTGACACGTTTCATCTTCAGGATCCCAATTACGTCGGATAGCAAGAACATTAGATGTTCCTTTCTCAATCGTTACAATGTAAGGAAGTGCTATACCTGTTGGCTCACCTTTTTTGTTTTTGTGTTCGTAGCCGGGTAGATTTAACTCCACTTGCATCTCTAATAATTTAAAACGATCGTCGGTAGTTGCTCGGAAACCCATCTTCTCAGCAATTTTTTTCTCAACCTCGTCCATGGTATTTACCGGGTCGCCCAAGTCTATATCTCGGTAGAACCCAGCTTCTTGTAAACGCTTGATTTCGTTGTCGTTCTTACGCATGATGTGGGTAACGCGCTCTGCTGCTTCTAGGCTAGAGGCGCCGTAAGGGACAACTAAATCTTCTGCTGGTACATACATCGCTACTTGGCGCTCTAAGTGTGGGTCGTAATAGACCTTTTTGAACGCATTACCAGACAGACCCAAGCCCCATAACATCCGTTCAGTTTCTGGGCGGTACTCGGGCATCTTTTCTGTCAGCTGCAAGTTCATGTCTTCTTGGACACGCTCTGCGGATAATTTTTTTGCTGGAGTTTCTTTACCGACAATAATTGTTTTGACTGGACCCATCGCTGGGAATATAGACATCATTGTTTCAGCTTGGAACTTCACTACTGCCTCTGAGAGTATCGGATGATATACACCGCATGCACCTTCCCATGGCTCGCTACGCTCTTCAATCTTTAGGCCAAGTAACTCCAAGCCATCTACATAAGTCTGTATCCAATCTTTTCTAGAGGCTACGTCGCCTTCAAAATCACCGATCAAA